AGTGATTAATACAGTACCGAAAGGGAAAACACAAAAAACGGAGGGCAAGAACATGACAAACGCATACGCAATGAGAAACCTGATGGAGCTTGGAAACTACAACACCAGCATCACCCGCGAGGCTTTTGAAGCACACTTCACGAAGACAAAAGAGAGCATCCGCTTCACCTTCAACGGCTGGGACGGCAAGAGCTACGACGGCGAGAGCAGAAAAGCCAAGGTCATCCGCACCAACCTCCCTGGCTACGAAGAGGTCAGGCTGATCAAGGTCGGAAAGCACCTTTGCTACATCGACGAGGACAGGATGATCACCGAGAAGGCCACCGGCGAGCAGCACCCTGAAGCCAGCTGGCTGGTCGAGGTCGAGAGAGCATAAATGGAGGGCACGAACATGATGATCAAAGAAGCAATGAGAACCTACAGACTTCCGAACCCCACCACACCGGAAGACCTTGAATGCAGATGGAGCAAGGTCCTGAACTTCGGAGACCGGATCCTCCTGGCAGGCCACTACTACAACGGAGCCGGAAAGCCCAGCTACTTCGGAGCGGTCTACGAGCACCTTGACGACGACCTTTCCTGCGAAGGGACGATCGGGCTGAGAGCCGCAAGCGAGGTCGAGTTTGAAGACGACGGACACGCAATCGCCTGGGCGATGCAGCAGTAAGAAAGGAGCGCGAGATGAAGGATTTTTACAGAGAAGATTCTTGGATGACATTCGAAGCCGGACAGCCCTACGACATGAACGACCCGGAAGGCGCAAAGGAGGCCATCGGCCTGACGCTTCCGGAGGGATTTTCTGAAAAGGCCAAGGCCGCCTGGAACTACTTCGACGATACCGCATTCCTTTTCCTCTACAAGGATCGCCTGGTGGTCACCGACGAAAGCCTCTGGCTTTCCGAATACGGCGACGGAAGCCTGGAAGCGCCGATGGGCGGCCCCCGCTGGGAATGCGACACATGGGAAGAACTTGAGCAGGCCCTGGAAGGCGCCTACGACGATTTGAAAGCAGACGGCATGATTTAAAGCGAAAGGATAACCGAAATGCTGAACAAGAACAACACCTACTTTGAAGAGATCAGAAGAATCGGCCACGAATGGGAAGCGGCGAGAGAAGAGCGCAGGGCCCGCAAGCAGACAATCATCGACACCTTCGGCTGGGACAGCGACGAGCTTAAAGCCTGGTACGCGGAAGATGCCGTTGCAACCTTCCCGATCAGCCAGGGAGTGAGCAAGGCATACAGAGCCTGGTGGACCAGCATCGACAGAAATCAGGACGAGGTCGAAATGAACGACTTCCTCTGGGAGAAGGATGTGCAGGACTTTGTCGACGCGCTGAAGGCTGCCGGAATCAAGACATTCGTTTACACCAACCAGAGCACAGCGGTGATGGAGAACCTTCACCAGCTCGCCGCGGCAGGCTGCACGATGCAGGGCCTTTGCACGATCACCAGAACAGAAGACCGATGGGGAAAAGAAGAGCCTTATGAAGTCATGGGAATCAGATTTGAAATAAAATAAGGAGGGCGGCATGAACTACGCAGAAAAGATGGAGATGGAATGCAGGATCCTGGGGAACGTCGCCAGGTGGATGGAGAGACGCGGGGAGGTCATTACGGACCGTAGGCAGAGCAACGCCTACTGCGGCATCCGGATCCTGGAGGTCCTTTGGCGTGGAATCACCTTCACGATCACCGAGGTTGACGGACTTACATGCCAGATTGAGAGGGGGAAAGCATGAACAAAAGAATTATTGAAAGCCTGCGGGCCGGATTCCCGCGTGGATGCCGGGTGGAGCTTTTGCGGATGGATGATCCGCAGGCTCCGCCGATCGGGACGCAGGGGACGGTAATCGGAGTTGACGACATTGGAACGATTCATGTGAGCTGGGACAACGGCAGCGGCCTGGGAGTGGCCTACGGAGAGGATGATTGCAGGAGGATCGACAATGGATAGAATTAAAAATCTGATCGGGCCGGTTGAGCAGATCACCAAGTTCGGGGAAACCTGGTATATACAAGAATTTTACCGGCCGGACGGGAACCTCGAAGCAGTCAGCTTGTATAATTGCTTCGGTGAGTTTGAGACCGAGCAGCCTGACCTGGATGCGCTTGAAGAATGGTTCCTGGATAATATTGTAAACGAGAGATAAGCAGCAGCCGGATCACTAAAAAAATTGTGGTCCGGCTTAAAAAAGTGTTGCAATACCCCTTATTAGGTGGTATACTAAGACCATAGAAAAGGAACAGCCCACCAAAAGGAGGATAAAGACATGACAAAGGCAACCACAAAGACAACTTTCAAGATGAACGGATGGATTTACACATACAACGAGAGCATGACCAGCAACTGGGGATGGCCAGAAGGCAGGAAAGGCGAGCGGGTCAGGATCAACAAGAGACAGATGCAGCAGCTCCTCAAAGAGCGCGATTATTTCCAGATGGCCTACACCGAGATTTAAAGGAGGGAAAAATGATCGAAATCGGCAGAATCTTCACTTTCGGAATCAGAAACAACCGCGACATCGTTCGCCGGCTGATGGGAACATCCGAGTTTTATAAGGGCTTAACCTTCGCGGATGCCCTGCACGCCTACCGCCACGCGGAGCGCAGCGGGCTGGTCCGCAAGACCGCCGAATACATCGTAGTATATCACGACTGCGAATAATATAACCCACGCCGCCGGTCGGGTAAAACCGGCAAAACACAACACATAGAGCACAGGAGCCCGCAATTGCCCCGGAAAGGTAGGACACAATGACAATCAAAGAGATTGCAAAGGCACACGGGATCAGCAACAGGGAGCTTGCCAGGCGCTGCGGCATCCCGATCCGGACGGTAGAAAATTGGAGCTCAGGCGCCGCGACTCCACCAGATTACATTTTAACCCTGATCGAGTCACACCTTAAAATCCTGGAGCGCGAAGAGGAAGAATAGAAGAAAGTAAGAGCCCCGCGGAATAACCGCAGGGCTCTTTTTAATGGAGCTTATTTAGTACGCTTTTATAAAGTCTTGGATGGATAAACTTGATTGTTTCCATAAGCTCATCCATAACAGGCATGATCTCTGATTCGCTGCGGCCATGCACCATCTTTGAAAACTCCGTGCCGGAATCATACTCAATAACCTGGTCCGGGGTTGTACCGCTTGCCATCTGGTAAAATTCCGGACCCGGATCCTGGTCGGCTTTTAGTTTTTCTTCCGGATACAGGTTATTCAGGATCGTAAAGTACGCAGCCAGTTTGATGCAGGTGTTTGCATCGGGGTTTCGCTTTCCCTGGCACTCCGCTATCGCTTCCCTTAAATCCTGTTCATAAATCAAAGCCGGATCACATCTTTTCCATCTTTGCAATAAACTGACGGAACTCGGACTTGGTTCTCTCGTCCGGAGCATTTTCCATCAGGGAGCGGAGCTCTTCAATCATGCCGTCGTCGTAGGAGTAGCCGCCACGTCTGGAAGTGTAGCGGCCCATGGAATCACGGCCACGACGGTAGGAATAGTTCCCACCATTGTATCCGCCATAATTGTAGCGAGGCATATATCTGCCAGACTCGCCGCCGTCCTCTGCTTCAACCATTGCGATAGTGGTTTTTACAGATTTCAGGGCATGTGTGAGCTTATCAATGTATTCCAGGTCGCCGGCAGTCAGCTTGCCGCCAGCGGACCTGATTTTTTCGTTTGCCTCTCCGATCTCGCGGGAAAGGGTCTCGCACAGTTCGTGCAAATCTTCAATATTGTGCATCATTTCTCCTTTCAGGCAATGCGGTTAATGATCAGGTTGGCATTCTGGATATTAATGACCGGAGCGGGTGTCACAGCCGGATCCTCCGATGCCGGTACGTTTCGAAGGGAAACATTGAAGCAGCAGCCGCGGGGAACGGTGATGATCGCTGTGCTGGTTACGTTGAAATATTCCTCGACAGCTGCAGGCGTCACAATGGCCCGGCTTGTCAACCTGGTCTCGCCGTTCACAGAGATTGCAACAGCGATGGGGCCAACAGTGGCGCCGCCTTCCGGCAGGGCGATATTCCCATTAAAAACAACCTGATACCTTGCAAAGCAGTTCGGAGTGTTCCCGCGCAGGATAAAATTCCCGGTCCCGTCCGCGTGGAAAACGTTCCCGCGGTTGCAGGGAATAGATGAGTTGAACACGGCAGCCTGATTCAGAGAAACGGCCTGCACAGCATTATTCAAAAATTCTGCCATTGGTCACACCTCACATTCCACAGCCGCATCCGCAGCCGTTGTTGCCGCAGGTAAAGATCGGCTGATTGCCATATACGGGAGTCGTCCCGACAGGGCAGTTTTTGAGCCTGTTGTAAAGCGCGTCAACCTCGTTGTTCATGCCCTGCTGGAAAGCAGCAGTCTGAGCCGCCTGGCTCGCCTGCATGGTTGCCATGTTGAGCTGGTTCTGCAGGCCGAGGTTCTCGCGCTGTGCCTGTGCAAGCTGGCCCTTCACGCCGTCGAGCTCAAGGGCGCAGAGCTTGTCCAGGATCGCCTGTGTGCCCCTGGTCTGTGCGTCGATGATGTCGCGAGTGTTCTGCATGGCCGCTGTGCGGTCTGCGCAGTTTTCGGTTGCGACGGTATATTTCAGATCGGCGGTCGCTGCACGATTGTCGCAGCAGCACTGTGCGAGCTGGGACTGCAGTGCGGTCATGCCCGCGGTCTGTGCGGTCTGGGCCGCAAAGGAGCGCTCAAGGTCCGCGATCTGGTTGGTGTACATCTGCTGAGAAATGGCGTTCTGTGCGCCGTTGATGGAAGCGTTGACGCCGGCAAAGCCGCCGCAGAGGGAAGTCTGCACGTCACCGAATCCGCTTGTGATGCTGTTCTGGATGCCCTGAATCTGGGAGCCGAGCATCTGATCACGGAAGCCTCCGTTGATCTGATTGCTCTGGTTCATCCAGGGATACAGACCACCGTCAAAACCGCCACCGAAGCCTCCCATGCCCCAGCCGCCGTTGCCGCAGAGCAGGAAGAAAAGAAGCAGGATCCACCAGCCGTTGCCATCACCAAAGCCAAAACCGCCCTGGTTGCCTCCCATCATGGGAGCGACGGGCATAACAATGCCGCCGTTTGTGTTGTCGTCAGTAAGTGCCATAATAAAAAATCCTCCGTTAATTGTTGACGGTTAGCGACATTCACTTGTTTGAATGCCGGTATATTTCAAATCCGTGTGCACCCGGACATGAAACCAAAATAATAAACAAATAAGTTGATGCTATAAACGAAATCGTTTATTTGATTCCAAACATCTTCTGGAATTGCTGTGCCATCTGTACGGCCCGGTTATATTGTTCCTGGCTGATCTTCCCGCTGTTCATCATCTGTTGTATTTGCTGACGCGGATCACCCTGGAACCCCTGCCGAAACTGCTGGAACCTCTGCAGCAGATTGTTTCCCTGTTGCTGTGGCTGCATTTGCTGATAAAGTGGATTCATATTTTGTTATCCTTTCTATTTGCTCTTTCAATGCGTCTATCTGTCCCTGCATGGCATTTAAGTCCTGCCGGGTGGGAATATCTGTATTATTTCCGTAAAGCGCGTTCTGGGCCGTCCTGGGCGCCTCGGACCGTATTGTGTAATCGAGGATCCTCATGGAAGGCATACCGGAAGCGTCCGCGGATTTGATATAGCAGCACTGCTGCTCGGAGTCCCAGAGGACCACGGTGCTGTTTGGTGCCACCTGGAATGCTTTTGCAGACTCAACTCCCTGAATCCAGATCATACCGTTATTCTGTTGCTGGCTTGGTGCCGACATTGGTGTCGGTGACATTTGCGAATATTGTGGATAATACTGTGGATATGTTGCAGGAAAACCGGTGTAGGCCATTTCTATCTCCTGAAGAAAATAATCGGAATCATTGAACCACTATCAAATAAGTCATAATAATCACCATCGACGACTGTCAAAACATGGTCGCCGGTCCCGACGACATACACGCCTTTTGGATGATCTCTGGTGAAGTCTCGGACCGTGTAGCACTGCGGGCAGGTGTCTGGAATTGCGGTCCGCTTAAATCCAAGCGTAGAGAGAAGATCCGCCCAGACATAATTCTTGCTGAATAAGTCGGCCATCTTTAAACCATGCGCAGAGAGCATCGTATATGCTGCCTGCCAGTCAATTCCGAGTGCAAGTGCAAGGGCCCGGACAACACAGTCGTCAGTACGTTTGTTTTGTGGATTAAGATTTTTTTGAATGAACATATTTAAATTTTGACATAGAAAAAGCACCGAAAGAATGAACGTCCGGTGCTGATATAATAATAATTTAGTGAGATTTAAGTGTGTTTTTCTATTTTAGAACATCCGCTATATACAATAGTCTTTATTTGCCTTATTGATTTATTATACATCTCGGATAATTTTTGATATGAAGCTCCGTCTATAAGGCGACTTTTTAGTATTTCCCTATGCTCTTTATTGAAGATCCACTGCTCTATCAATTCGTTACATGCAGATACAGGCAATCCGGTAACTTCAAAGAAAGAGTTGTCCGGTGTACCATTTTCCAAAGAAATTCCATCATACGGCACTCGAGCCACATATCTACTCATTGCATCGTTGTATATGGATGTTTGATTGTATCCATAATTTTCGTTTTCGGCTTTCAACAGCACAATCAACGCTGATTCTAATTGTAGAGCAGATTCCCTCGTTGGATATTGTGCGATGATTTCATGTTTAATATTATTCCATCCGTAAAGCTGTATATCTTTATAGAATGGCTTGTTTTCAAGATACCCTTCACCGTTGTTCCAACGCTGCTTTATATCCTTTGTTTGGCCTATATAGATTTTCCCGTTTGGCAGAGTGTGAATATAAACATAATACATAAACAGTACCTCCTTCTGTTAAATGATAACATAGTTGCACTGATTATGCACGCTTTATATTTTTGTGCAATTTTTAAATGTGTGAAAATATCACATTCTCTGCATTATATACAATCGTTTTGGTGTGTCGGACGGAAAGATCAAATTCCTCGGCCAGTTCCTCAAAAGTGGATCCGTCGATATACCGTCTTTTCAGCAATTCTCTATTCCGCTTATTGTGAATGTATTCATCAATCACAGCAGAAATTTGGCTATTGGTATACTCTTTCATTTTTTGACCTTCACCCGGCCGGTCCCGTGACAGATATTGCACTTTTTGTAACCGGATTTTCCTCCGGTTTTACGGACTCGCCTTTTAGTTACTGTCTGTTTTGCCATTTGTAATCACTCCATCTCCACCGAGGTAATTGCAATATCCACTTTTCGAGTCCTGCGTGACGGTTACTTCATCTGTGAATTGATTTTCATAATGAATCCATGCAATGTTTGTGCCAACAAGCAGAATAACCAAAAGAATGCAGAGGATCCACAGTCTCTTAATTGTTCTTTCCGCCCTGGCCATATCACCTTCATGGCAGAAATACGGAATCATTTTTTGTTCCATAGAAATCTCCTATATATCCCCCTGGCACCGCTTTTGGCAAGTGCCAGAGGGTTGCACCGGACATGTCCGTTGGTGCTCATTTAAACAGTGCGCCGTGTTTCTTCTCGTATGCTTTCAGTTCTTTCATGTACTCCGATATGTGTAGCTTGTTGAGTCGCTCCGCTTCCGCCTGCGCTCCCTTGTAGCGTGCGCCGAGTGCTTTCCTGCGGGCGTCACTTGATCCGTACTTGTCCGCCCATATTTCAAGTCCGAGTTCTGTATCTGTCTTTGTGGGTGCTGTTACTTCCACCTTTTTCACCTCCGTTGCTGTGTATCCATCGTCTTTTGTGGGTTTGCTGATCGTGCCGTCCTCTTCGATGATAAAAGCAATTTGGTCATTGACGCATTGGAGAATGCCATTAGCAAAATCATAATACGGTGCAAGGTGCGCTTCTCCCCTGCCGTATGTCTCGTCATACTCGCCGTGCTGAAGCTGATCACCTACTTTGCCACCAAGCGCCGTCCCCTTCTCGTTAATGGAGAACTCCATGAGTACATCCGGATCCGCTGATAGGCACATTGCAGTGTGGCTTTTCTCGTTGAGGTAAGTATCACCCATCTGTGCAATAAAATTCATGCTGCGCCAGACAAAATTGCCCGTCCCGGTCATGCACTTGCGCATGTTTCCGGTGTAGGTTGCGCCACCGCACGAGATTCCGGCAGCCTCATAAGCGGAAATAACAGCCGATGAACAATCACGGTCTCCGGATTTGATTGTGTATGGAACGCCATAAATATCAATGACTTCTGTGCCGGTTCCCTGCCTGCCCTTCATGTCCTGCGTGTAGCCGTGAGCGTTGTGGGTGCACAGGTGGCGCATGATCAAAGCGGCGACTTCCTTTTTCGTTACCACACGCCTGTGGGGTTTGACTTCTACCGGCTCCGAGTCTCCGAATGGAACATACCACTCAGATACATCAACATAACCACGGATGCCGGACATGATAGCTTTACTTGTATACTGCCATCCGTCCATGCTGATTGTCGGCTTGTATGCGCTCTCCGGCTTGCCGGTATTGTTTCCGTAAGCTGCAACCCATCTCCGGCCTGACTTGACGTGCTTCTCAAACGCCCACTGCCAGGAATAGACACCGGCCTTGTCCCCGAATGCTTCTTTCCAAAGGTCGGCAGCCATTCTCCAGATGCCGGTTGTGCTTCTCTCTTCAAGATCGAGATAAAAGAACACCGGATTGAATCCCTTGCACATGCGCTTTGTGTGCTCGATCTCTGACCGGATTTGGCTTGCGTTCCTGGCGTAGCTGTAAATATAAACAGCAAACGGGATGCCGCAGCGCCTGCACTCCTGCATGTTATAGAGTGCATACAAATCATCCTGGCTGCTGATGTTGTCACCAAATCCAATGCGGATTATGGCACCGGAGATTTTGCCGACTAATTTTTCCCAGTTGATCTTGCCCTGGTGCTGTGATACATCAATGATTATCCACGGTTTGTGCATCTGCAATATCCTCATGTGTAAAGAAATTCAGTTCTTTGACTGCTGCCTGGATCATGGAATCAATCTCGTTATCTGTGAGTGCGATACCGAGACGTGTTGCGGTATCGCTGATAAGCCGGTGTGCATACTTCCTGCGTTCCTCACCATCAGGGTCGGTCTTCCTCATAAGCTGTTCAGCAGCATATACAGCGGTCTCTGCGGTCTGCCTGATCTGTGCATACTTCTCGTTTTCTGCCTTTACATCAAGCCAGTGTTTAAAAGCAGGGATACAGATTCCGGTCATGACAGCGATAGCAAGACGGATAATAAGAGTAGCAATTTCAAGTTTCATACGCACCTCCATCAAATAAATTTATTGGCGTTTTTGACTTCTTGATATGTTTCTCGAACATGAGTGATTGCGGATGTAGCTTTATCGTTTTCATAATCCTCATGCTCTCTGCAATAGTGCCGGTAAAATTTAATATCAGCAAGGACCTGATTATAAGATTCTTCGGAGTGATCAACTTTTCTGCGCAGTTCATCATCAAAATTGAGGATGTTTCTGCGTGCATCGTCTGCATTTTCCTTATCCATTCTGGCCAGAATACTTGCAATCTCGTCAGCCAGTTCTTTGAGTGCCTTGAGAACTTCACTGTTTTTGTCCTGCTTCTCGTCACTGCGCCGGATAAGAAATTCGATCAATGACACAAGCCCTCCGCTGATAAGTGCGATTGCTGCCGCCTGTAAAAAATCCATGGTGCTATCCTTTCTTGCCTGTCTTCACGCTGATGTTGCCGTTGCTGATATTGAAGAAAATATCTCCGTATGTGTAGTTGTCGTAGAACTTAGCCCCGACCGCCTGAAGGCGTTTCCGAGTCGTTCCCCTGCCGGACATTGACGGTTTATGGTGGTAGTTGGAGAATGCATATTTCGGCCGCACAGCCTTGCAGATAGCCTCGTTGCAGGCGTTCGCATCTCCATGCCATTGTGCCTTGTAAATGTCCGCTTTGAGGTTCGGGACCGTCTTAATCAGGATATTGTTACCTGGATTCTGCAGGTCTCCGGCAGTGTGGTAAATCACGCCGTCCAAATCGAAGCGCAATACCATCGACTCATTGTTAACGAAGTGATGACTATCGTGCTCCGACAGCTTATTTGCCGGACAGATAAAAACGCACTTGCATTTGATATCTCCGACAGAAAAACCGGATCCTGCTTTGAGATATGTGGACGGTGCTTTTCTGGCCTGTCTTTTTATGGCTGATGCATAGGCACTCTGGTAACGGGCCAATTCGGTCACATCAGGCACATAAATGTGTGATACCGGTATAGCCTGCATGATTTTTGACAGACCGCCGTAATGGTCGCCGTGACCATGGCTGATACAGACTGCGTCAATCTTTTTTACTCCGTGGGCTTTGAGTTTGCGGACAACGACATAAGCAGCTCCCTCCTTTGCGCAGTCAATCAGGACGCAGTGCTTGACGCTTCCGTCCTCGTTGTACTGCAGGACCGCTGTACAGTCTCCGTACTGCCGCTCATCGTCCTCCATAAAGTTGACTGCCCACACAGCAAATCTATTTGATTTTGTTGGCTTCGGCGCGGGCATGAGTTCCGATACTCGTTTCTGTACTGCGTCATAGTCATATCCGAGCAGTTCAAGCGCATTCCTCCGGATGCTGTCCGTCCCGAAATCATCAGCGATTACCCAATGCGCCACCTTGTCAATTGACTGGTTAGGTGTCCGGAGATAGTCACGGATAGAGGTCCACAAAATGAATCCGTATTTATCTCCTACTTTGCAGTAGCACCACAGCGTACCCTTGCTGTCTTTAATCTGGTCGCAGACTTCGATGCGGGTAAGCCACTGGATGGGAGAAAAACTGCACGGAGTCGCTCCTGACTGCGGTTGCATTCGTGCCGTCACCTTCATGTTATTCTTGAGCAATCCCCATTTAAACGGGATTTTGCTCGGTGTATTTGTTCCGGAGATTTCGTATGCCATTCAATCACCTCGCAATTCTTTGTGTTTGGAGAAGTAAACATCCCATCCGTGCGCTATGCAGTAGGCTTTTATCTTTGCCTGTTCCGATTTAATTGTTACATAGCAGATGATGCGTACTTTGCCGGAGATGCGCTTCTGTGCCCATTTACACCAGTCCTTGTAGTATTTCGTGTCTGCGGATTTATTTTTCTTATTCAGTTCGGAGTAAAACACACCTTCCTGATTGATTGTCGCAATGACTCCCGGATGTGCAGTCATGAACTTGCGAAGAAAAACATCTCCACCGTTCGGCATTACAATCAGCCCTAACGCATTGATTTTAAGGATGATACTCGACAATGCCGTATATACTGCCTGCGCACTCGGAGCGGACCGGAGCATCTTTGTCTTCTTTTCCCTGAATCCTTGCAGACACATGTAATATATGTCTGTGTTATCCAGATACAATCCGATTGCCCCTGTTGCCTTAATCTGCTTTGCAAGGCTGATGCAGTGCTCCTGCCATTCTTTTGCCGTGGGATTTATCCAGTATTCGCCATCCCATCCCGCATATTTCGCAAGCCGTATGTGGTGGAAATCCTCATAGTAGGAGCGACCGTTTTCAATCGCCCCTACATTGAGATATCCATAAACGTACACGCCACGGCTGACGGCGTTCCTGACGGCTTTTTCGTTGCCTTCCGTGTCCACAACAGCAAGGTCATTTCTCTTGCACTTCGCGAGTACGGAAGGAATATATGAGGATTCAAAACAATATGTCAGCATAATTAATTACCTACCGTAAACGTGCGGTCTGCCCCTCGTCCAATTCTAACGAATTTGACAGAGTTATTAGCATAGTCAACAGTGATTACATCAAAAGCCTGTTCTTTTGTTGTTCCGGCAATATGGGCATCTGTATTGTGTGAAAGATTAGAATCCGTGTCACAGATTACAGTTGGAATTCCTCCAGAACTACGCCTTGCACTGTCATTATGTGCATGTCCACCAACAATGAGATATACCTTTCCGGTGCATCCTGTAAAATCAGCAGTGCAATAATCCGTGCTTATAGTTGTTCTCGCATTCAAAGCATCGCTAATTGCTCCGAGTTTGCGACCTATTCCAGTGTCATCCCAAAGGTCTCCGAGAATATGAGAAACGATAACGATATTTTTACCGTCAGAATCATGCAGAACCTGCGCCAGTTCGTTGTAATTTGTAAACTCGTAATACTGCACCTGATTCTCATCGAGGATTCCATCATTTATGTCGATGATGATAAATCTGGTATTCGTAATCGGATCATCGTAATACATGTTAAATCCGATGCCGTTGCTGAATTTGTCATCTGTAAAATTCTGGTAGACCTGCTTTGACATCCTCTCCAATAAGGAAAAGACATCCGCTTCGGAGAATCGCCGTTCAGGATAACTCCTTTGATTATTATAAATATTCCAGTTTCGGTCATGATTTCCTACCGCGGTAAGAAAATCAATATTGTAATGTTTAAAAGCATTTACCGCGTCAGCCATCACACTGACAGATTCCTCGCGAGTTCCCTCATTGATTACATCTCCGCCGCAGATAATGTAATGAATATTCAGTTTCCTGAGAACTTCGAACATTATCCTTGGAGAGTTCTTCACATTGCTGGGCCAGTGTAAATCTGTGATAAAGACAAACGTTTCTCCATTGCGACCCGCGTCCATCATATTTTCACGGATATCTTCAATCCTTCCATCCAGATAATCAGCCCAATAAGCCGGAAGTTCGGGGATGTTGGTATCGCTTACTTTTTCGAGTTCGTGTTTTGATGCGTTCTCGTAAACGAATACAACTGAATCCAGAATATCATCTATATCTGGTCTGTCATAAGTCGAAACGTCAGCAAAACTTACTTTGAAAAAGTAATTAGGATATTCTGCTCTTAATTCTTTAAGGTTGACATTTTGTGTATCAACATTATTGGCGTCTATTGACCTTTCCGGTATCTCGAATCCTGCACCTGTGTAATATCCGACAAAAGAACCATCCGCTTTGCTGAATCCGGCAATCAACGCATATATAGTGCCTGATGTTGTGATTTTAAAGATATTTTCAGCCAGAATGTTTTTGAAGATAATACCGTAATAAGAATGCCTGTATTGGTCGCCTTTGGGGATTATACTCGCCTGATAATTTGCATTGCTTATACCTGTATCATATCTGTAAAAGCCGTTTGCGAGGACGGAAGAATCAAGTGGTACATGCTCATATGTTTCCGCTATATACCCTTCTATTTCTTCTGCGCCGGGAATAGATAACGAGATGTTTCCACTGTTATCAGGAACGGTATTATTTACAGTTTTGACAAGTTGTCTTTCGGATGTAGCACGAGGAACAGTATATGTGCACCACTGGAGAACGTCTGACACCACAGGCAACGCATCATGATTTGCCGATGTATCAGTGATTTCCAGTTTATACTTGTAATCCGGATATGTCGTCTTCAGCGTATCCATATTGATTTCCGAATACGGATACAGTGTATTGCTTGCGGTTAAATCCGCTACGGTTTTGAATACATACCCGTCAAGAATTGCTCCGAGATATTCTGACGTTGTTTTGTCGTATACAAAAAGTACAAACTTCACGTCTGAATATGCGCTCTGTATTGACTTGATTTCATCGGAGAGGAATCCTGTTGAAAGCAATGGATAATAAGTATTACCAACTCCGCCTATACTCATATAAGCAGAACCGTTTGCACCAACGTTTCCGTTTTTGGGAGTGATTTTTGCAACTTGAAAATCAGATGCACTTGGCAGAACATTTGCTGTTCCTTCACCAACAGCAACTTTACCGTCTATGATATCCTGTTTTAAAGTTGATATTTCATCACCGACTGTTTTAGCATCCGCAAATTTTCCAGACTGCGTGAGGGTAGTATCAATATCAGGTATTTCTGCTGCAACAGCGTCAATAGCCGTTTTTACGCCGCCAGATGCTACCGGATTTTCGCTTCCCGCCGTAGGAACAGCATCAACGGAATCAAGAAAATTCAATTCGATGTTACCGCTTGCGTCCGGCGTAACATCATTAACAGTTTTTACAAGCTGTCTATAATCCTGTGAGGTCGGTTCTGTATAAGATGCTTTTGCGGCAACTGTAGGAATATCAAGCGGGTCTGTTGTGGAAGTATCCACAACTACCAACTTAAATCTGTAATCAGGATATTCCGCAGATAGTGCGGCAAGGTCGATGTACTGAGTGTCGGCAACTACGCCCAAAGGTTTTGTAAATTCAGAACCGTCATAATATCCGATATAACCCGTGTACTCCGTATCATTTTTATCGTAAGCAACAACAAAAATATAAGCTGTACCCGTAGACGATATGGATGTTATGGTTGTCGGCAAAATATCCCAACTACCGTTAACAGCAAATATCATGCCGTATAAAAGTTTGTTTGTCCCGTCTACATTTACTCGGATAGTGGAGTTGCCGTTTTTGTTTCCGCCAGTGAGATTTATGATTCCTTTGACAAAATCATCAGATGTAAATTGCTGTTCTCCACCGTAGCTTTTTGTCACTCGTCCGTCAATGATTTCTTGCTTCAGATTTGCAACATCGTCAGCTACATCCTTAACGGCATCGTACACGCCGCCGCTTCTAACAGCATTAGAACTGCCCTGTGTAGGGATTGCGTCAGTGACTCCGGCTCCGTATACGCCACCAGAGACAAAAATTGTACCATTGTGGTAGTACCAGTGTCCGGCATGTTCGTTCGGTTCACTGCCGATATACAGATAGACTGCATTCGGGTCGGTCATCTGCGATTTGAGATTTACAGGTTCGGGAGTTGCCCCGCCGATGACCTGATTCATTTTTGTACGGACTTCCTCAAGCAATGCGGAGATGATATCACTCTCTGTCTCTGCGTACTCCGCCTGATTGCCCTGCAGGGTATCTTTTACCTTTGTCTCATAAGTCAGCGTATGCCACTCGTTGTCGATCGCTCCGCCTGTTCCGGCATTGATTGCTTCAAGCGCAAACTGTACAGAACCGGCCTTGATAGACATGGCATAGTCAACGGTATAGGTTGCGACATTCTTTTCAAGCGGGCTTTCGGGATCATCGGAGAGGGTCAGTGCGATGGAATACTTTTCCTTTTTGGCATTGACAAAAACGAACCACCAAGACCAATCAGATACCTCTAACTCGTTGAGGATTTTCGGGATGTGGAAAACGAAATCTGTTACTCCGCTGTCCTCCCGCATGATAGGCTCAGTCAGGTTAAATGTGACCTTCCTATTATCATGCACATAAAAATCATATCTTTCTGCCATCACAGTACTCCATAGATGTAATCAAAATATACAAGATCAGGGTGGTTGTTCTGCGCTCCGGCATTGAGGCAACGCAATCCAATCTGGCTGTTTTCCCAATCGACCTTTATGCTCCCACGGAACTTTCCTGCATTGGGCCAGTCTGTAACGCTTCTATCCTGATTATCGCCACGTGCAAAGAGAAGCATCTGGACATTTTCATGGACAGTAAATCTGATGAGTATCACGTTCCATGCCGCTATTCCACCACGCTGAAAATATGTGTATGATGTGCTCACGCTTGAGCAGTTCGTTTTAGTGCTCCAAATCAGATTTGCGGTAATATCGGAATGTATATTGTTGTTTACATCCGTGCGGATGAGGCATTTTGCGCTCTGATTACGAGTATCATACACTCCGAAACCACCACCAGGATGGGCGGATATCTCGCCCTCTGAATTGTTTGAAACCAATCTCACGTTTGCAGTATTTGGCGTTCCGCTCCTGTTGATGGAAATGTTTCCGGTCAGGATTCCTCCGCTCTTGTCCAACTTTTCATCTTCAAGAGCATCAATTTCATCCTGGAGATGTCCGGCAACATCCCCATCAAGCACATACTGCAAATTGGCAAACCATGTATTAAAGTCAGTCTGATTACCGCTTTTGAAATCCTCAAAGTAAGCATCAAACTGCGCTTCGAACTGGGAAAAATCCATCTCTGTCACAGTGCTTGCTACGATGCCGCAGAGATCACTGTCCGCCCTTGTATCCGTAATGTCCGCCTGCGTGATGGCTGTTGCTCCTGGTCTCACCATGATGCGGGCAATCACAAGTTGATAGATAGCACCGGAGCGGACCGGAGTGACGCCTTGCACAGAATCTTCCGTGCCGGTATTGCCCTGCACCACCTTGATATAAAACTGCCGATCCGTGTCGTTGCGCTCGATGATTACGGAGTCGATGCGGTAATATGTGCCGTCCGCTGTACCGATCGTGAGCGGCGTGGCGTCAAACATCATCACCTTGCCGTTGATGTTTACATATCCGGCAGATACGGAGATGCCCATTCCGGAGACAGCAGATACCTGCAACTCGTCCTTAAAGACTCCGGTCGTAAAAAACTTTTTGAGCCAGTCCGCAAAACTGTCTGCGTCATAGGGTCGGTCGTCCACCCCATCGACTTTTACGCTGTTGTAAAAAAGAGGGTATTCCATCAGTCATCCTCCCATTTTGCTGTTGTCGGTATCGGTTCACCGAATACCGGCTGTATCTTCCTTGCTCCGTCCTCATAAACTTCCGTGATTCCGGTCATCCTCAAATTCTCGCCCAAATCCCATGACTCTTTTTTGATCGTGACGATATCACCGAGATCATAATCGACACCGTACTCAAAATTTCCATACGGGATGGCTTCGCACTCTAACGAGTTATATCTTGCACATTCGGCAAGTTTGTCATAACCTCGCTGCTCAAGCGCTGCAATATATTCCTCTTCGGTGATGTTATCAGGCGATATATCCGAGCCGTTTATAAAAACTTCACGTCTGTCAAGTCCTTCTGATTCGGTATCACCGACAACTACATATTGCCTTTCTTCTCCTTCCCCTCGGCCACCTACATAGCAAACATTTGCGTATACCTGCTCATTCTCCTCATAAAGTGCCTTATTCATGTTGCTAAAGTCTTCGGAGAAGATAACCCTTGCACGATCCGATTGTCCCATGGACCTGTCAACACCTTTGTAAACCTCAAAAGTAAGGGTTTTTGCTGTGAAATCAGGGCGGAGACGAAATCCGAACTGCTCTTGCTTTGCGATCTTTTGCAGTGTGGATAATAGATTTTTATATGTAACCTGGAATCCTATCGCCTCTGTGAAATCGTTTAGCACTCCCAACTGTACAAAAGGAATCGGCACGGTTCTGTCACGGACAAGCAGCCTCATTCCAACTTCCGCTCTTCCAAAAAAATCAAAAGTTGGATAGATCAGGCGTCTGTCGAAGTATGCGGGAAGGAAACGGCCAGATGCCACAAGCTCATTTCCGTCCACATCTTCCTCGATATGCAGGTCCTCGATGATACCTGCGTCAACTGCACCTTGCTTCCATATCAGATTGCCCATTTTAAGGAGCGATACGTTGTACGGAGTAATGGGCGTATGGAGTTCGAAATCTCCAGCTTCGTTATATTTTCGATTCCAAAGGAGACTTCGCTGATTCTCGATGATGCCCTGGAACTCCATCTCACGAGTGTAAATGCGTATTTCCATGGTCATGCCCTCGCATACTTGTATGTATATTCGAGTGTAATGGTTAAATTGTTGACACCGGAATCCGCACCGAAGCCGAAGGAATTACTTCCCCTCATAAGCTGTATAAAGACGCTGTCTTCCGTCAGGTAATGATTGATTTCGGAAGTCGTTCCATTTCTCGTCAGCGTCACATGCTTATTTCCTGTTGCCGTGGTTATGGTCACAATGTCTCCGGCAATCATATCGAACGTCTTTCCGCTGTGTCCGATATGGAGACTGCTGTTTGTCTCGATGTGTGTGATGGATGGATTTGTGACTGCTCCAACGCAAGTCATTATGATCGTTATTCCTATGTTGTCCTTGGCAACATCATTCTGGATTTTCTTTATAAGGCTATTATCCTTGTAGCCAAAAACAAAACCGGTTGAAGGAGATGCAAAAGGAAAAATAAAACCGGATACCCACGAAGCCATTTCCTCACTGCTTCCGTCTATGTCATAGAAAAATGGGTCTGGGCAGATGAGGCTGATTTCGTGTACCCTCACCTGATAGTCTTCCGATGATTCCAGGGATTCCACACGGTAATTAATTTTGCGTGGTTTTGCATCGGCTTCTTGAAAAACAAGTGTTCCTTCTGCCTTTTCTTTGAACAATCTATTTAATGCGTCTCGATTTTCGGGATAATCCCCTAAATCTTTAAGACGCAGGACAATGTTGCGGAATTTTGCAACGCTGCTTTGATAAACTGATCCGTCAATCATTGTGTTTTCGGACATATAAACGGTGTTTTTTGTATCATAAATCCCTTCTATGCCGGCAAGCATAAATGGGTTGAATCCGGTCTCGTTAAATTCAAGAGAAAACCCATCTTCATTTGTACAGATCACTTTTCTATCGCAAGCCATTTATGTGGTCCTCATTTTCAGCAGCATCGAGCGTGTGCTGTTCCTGGTCTGTCGTGCTACTTCGGAAGGGTTAAGCTGTGTCGGGCTGTTGATGGTGATGTTCTGGACAATATCAGAACCATGTCCTGCAACTTCAAGCATTGCCTGGCGGATATCTTTCATTAAGTTCTCATGTCCGTATACCATCTCTGCACCTGCTCCGTCACCGAAACCGATTCCGCTCAACACTGTGGGTGCAGTAAAGAGATACGGATTCTGATACGCTTTTTTGTACCATTCAATGCTTACGGACGGCTTCGTACCTTTTCCGCCGATTCCCCAGGGTGCTTCACCTCCAGAAATCTTGAAGTGGGGGAGTTTTACGCCTTTGAAGATTTTGCCGAGTTTAATAGGGAAAACTTCCTTGATTTTGTCTACTGCGTCCGTTACAAGTTTTTTGGCGGCATCCATTTTATCCTTGATTTTGTCGTAAATGTCTCCGAAAATGCTCGATACCTTTTCATAGGCGGCATCAAATTTTTCTTGAATGCTTGAGCGAATATTTTCTACAGCATTTGAGACGGTTTTCTTGGCGTTTTCCCATGCATTTGAAATGGTGGTCTTAACATTTGACATTGCATTGGAAACTGTTGTCCGCACATTATTTAGCGCATTTGAGATAGTGGTCTTGATGTTATTCCAGATAGTCGAAACAGTACTCTTTACAGAATTAAGAATCGAAGATATCTTGCTCCGTATAGCTTCAAAAGCAACGAAGACAACTTTCTGGATTACGCCAAGAACTGTGCTGAAAATTGAACTAATAGCGTTCCATATTGTCTGTGTGATGACCTGCACGGTTTCAAAAGCCGTCTGCCAGTCACCCTGTATTATTGCAGTAAGCGTCTTTACGATTCCGGTAATCACCTGTAGGACAGTGTGAATGACTGTGGAAATTATCTCCCATGCGGTCTGAGTTGCCGCAGTGATCTCGTCACCGTATTCCGCCCAAAATTCCTTCGCCCACTCTACAAATCCTGTAATGGTTTCGGAAATTGCCTGAAAGACTGCCACGTAGAAATCTTTGACTGCGGAAAGATATCCCATGATATCAGTACCAAATTCGTCCCACAGCGCAAGCGCAGTCTGAATAAATTTGTCGATACCCTCAACAATAAGAGTGATCGCAGTGATTACAAACGTCTTGATACCATCGAAGATTTCAACAGCTTTGTCGTAAATTTCCTGTCCGTGCTCGTCCCAGAAATCTTTCATTTCCCCGATGATGGTCTGGAAAGATTCACCGATAGATGTCAGTGCTTCTGCTATACGAGGGTTCTTTTCCTTGATGCCGTTAAAGACCTGTTGCATGAGGTCTCCGCCCATCTTTTTAAACTCTCCGGCAAGCTCAATGAACGCAGCCAAAAGCATGTTAACGATCATCGGGACCTGTGCAACAAGCACTTTTATAATCCCTGGTAATGCTTTTACAAGGCTCACGACAAGAGAAGTCGCTGCTGAAAGCAGGGACGGTACTAACGACCCTACAAGTGCGGGAAGGTTCTGCCCAATTACAGGACCGGCTTTCGCTATGACTTTTCCCACACCTTCGAGCGCACGCTGTATAGCAGGAATTAACTGATTTAGAAGTCCAGTACCTTCTTTATCGCCAACAAGGGCAACAATAAGATTGTCCATCAACTGATCTAAATCAGCGTCAGGATTTGCAAGGCCGGCAACCAGGTTTTCCCATGCCGCCTTCGTCATGTTCAGAGAGCCTTCGATAGTGGTAGCGGCTTCTTTTGCAGTCGTGCCAGCTATACCCTGTTTCTGCTGAACGAGGTCAATAGCCGTGACAATATCAGAGAAGCTGTCAATGGACAAATCACCAGCCATGCCGATAGATTTCGCATACTCGTTTGCATCAGCAATAAGGTCTTGCATACCTTGCTTACTGCCTGAGTAGCCGAGCTTCAAATTATCGAGCATGTTGAATTGTCCACGAGCGAATCCTGAAAATGCATTCTGAATATTCTGAATGTCACCGCCGAAGGTATTAAAGTTGTCAGAAATCGCACGCATAGCAACATCAGTCTGCTTCGCCGCCGCTGATGCATCTCCATTGAGAGAATTGATCAGAGCCGCCGAGAACTGTGTCGCCTGCTCCATGTACTGATTTGCCGACATGCCTGATGTCTTGTATGCCTCACTTGCAAATTTCATTACATCGTCAGACGCATCACCGAACAGCTTTTTTACACCACCAGCAAGCTGTTCATACTCAGCGTATGCACTGACTGATTGCTTCGTAAGAAAACCGACTGCAGTAGCTCCTGCGCCGATAGCTACGGCTCCGACTTTTGCAACAGTCTTTATCGCGCCTCCAACTTTGCCTATGGCGCCACCAAATTTTTTAGAAAAGGACTGCGCGGATTGGTCCGCCTTACCAAGGCCATCCTCGTAGTCCTTCATGTCAAGGGTTAGCCTTGCGGCCAGATTCATCAAATCCATTTTTAGCCCTCATCGTTAACCAGCGCCGTTGTTGTCGCTGGATCCTTCTTTCTTTGCGAGCGCATTTAAGCCCGACGTGATTCTGTTTATGATCTGCTCTCCGGTTTCTTTCGGCTTCTCCGGCTGTTCACCCGGCTTTATGCCGTCAATGATTTCAATGTACCTGGATTTAAGAGATACGCCTTCTTTAACGAGTTTAGCCGAGTTATCTGCAATGGCTTTTAATCCATCTGTCAGATAAACCCGGAAGAGCTTATCCTCCGTCTGCTTCCGCATTTCTTCTGTGCAGTGCCGGATGATATAGCTCTTTCCGAGTCGGGGGAGCAGGTCAAGTCGGAGCGTCGTCAGGCACTGAAAATACCTGTCTGCTCCACCATTCCCAATGATGTAAAAAAAGCAAGTACATCCTGGTCAGAGATCATTTCACCGACATTGCGCAGGAAAAACGGCATTGTGTAGTTGTTAACGTCTGCCGGATCGATAAAGCATGAAAGCGCCAGAAGTTCAAGTGTTTCACTCTTGTGGGTGTGCATCATGGACGTGAGAAGGTCCTTCACGTTTTTCATGCGCTGCGCTGTGATCTTCTTTGCATTCTCCCTGCGGACCCGGTCGGCCTCTTCCTCGTTGTCTTTGGGAATCTCCTGGAGCCCTTCCACCTTGCGGCTGCGGATGCCGAGAATGTCGTTTACCTTCATAAACCTCTCCGCGGCATCCATGATAAGGTACGACTGATCGAGGAATTCTTCCGGTGTACAATTTGCTAAATTTTTACTCATTGGCTCTCCTCCTTAGTTATTTAATTGCCCGTGCCGGTGCCTTCGGTGGTGCCAGTGCTGGTGCTTTCGGTACCTGCGATACTGTAGAACACCATCGGCACCGTCTTCTGTGCATTGATGGATACATGACCGCGAAGGGTGAGGCTGGTCTGGCCCTTTCCGTTCTTTGTGGTCTGCAAACTGAAGCCCTCAGTGGAAAGTACGTTCTTGAGCTCGATCGCAACAAAGCCTCCGTCAGCTTTATCACCTACCCACCAAACAGAACTCATAAAATCGCTCTGCTTCAGATCGGCTCTGGGTACAATCTTTGTGGTGTCTGTACCATCGATATCTGCGCAGCCGAGCGACATGCGGATCATTTCGGGGGATGTACCGAGTGCTGTGGTGGAAATAGAGCAATTCCAGCCATCGTTGTGCTGGAATTCCATCATTCCATTAGGCACATTATCCACGTCTTCTGCCAGATCACTGTACGACGGCTGACAGGTTGCCTGGACGCCTCCGGTGGTGGCGGTAATAATGTCTTCATTTACAACAACGGGATTTGCGGGATCAAACCGTTTCAGCAGAACACCTGCATCGAGCTGCATGTCCTGAAAAGTACTTTCGGGGATAACTGCATAAGTTCCCATCTTATAAACCTCCTATGTAATCAACTTCGATATTCATTTGGATTCGGAGAATGTTATCCTCGCCAGAAGGCAATGGACGAGAAAAAGGTGACGTATTTGGTAATTTGATCCAAATCCCGCCACCTTCCACTTTCATTTTCAATCCTCCGTAGCCGATTGCATGTTTTATTTCTTCCGCTTTCTTTTTGAGCCAGGCCCAGGAAGCGGTCTGCTCGGTGGGATCAACCATATCCCAGAGCGACGCGGAAAGCAGTTCTGTGTTGCCGTTTGTGCCTGCTGCAGACTCATATGTGATATGGGGATAGGCGGGCGAATATCGCTCGTCAAAAACGGTCTGCTCGTCATATGCGGGCACGTCGAACCCGGACCAGAAAGCGTGTAGAGCCTGCCAACTGTCCATCGTTTACCCTTTCTTTTTGGTCTTGAATTCCTTTGCACTCACCACGCGCATGTCGAGAGACGCGGAAGCGGGTGTTGCATTGTCGTCTCCATCGGATGTTACCTGCAGCATTTTTCCGTCGCTGACACGCTTGAGAACGTCCTGGGCCCGCAGGACAATGTTTTTCCTGGTTGTTACTGTGTACAGATCGGTGACACCCTGGGCAGAAGCGGTCCTTGCCATGATCGAATCATCAAAGGATATTGCCGCGGAAAAAGGTGCACCCTCTGTGTATTCGGTAACTACTCCGCCATAACCGTCGTCCCTGGTCACTTTATCCATAATGATGCAGGGTTCCATTGCTTCATCTATCAGGCTCATATCTTCCTCCACGGTGCCAACCTTGGCCCGAAAACGTTCTGCCAGCCGAGTGCGCTCTCTGCGCCGGCTCCACTACTTACCGTCCCTTTTGAGTACGCATACCCTTTGAAGGATTCCGAGTTGAACGGACTCATTGCAGGGCTACTGATTGATTCATATTTGTCCCGCCACGCGGTAATTTCTGCATCCAGATCAATGATGGCCTGCGGGATCCCCATCAGCCAGACAGTTCCTTCGAATGTTTCATTGGTAAGCGCATCCTCGCCGTACTGATGGACACCGCTATTAAATACGCTCCCCTCGATATGTATATACTGGCCAGATTGAATTGTTGGAACACTTCCGCCGTAAAGTAAACTATCACTGACGACAGTGATATTGCCGTCAGTGATAGTGACTTTGCCGCTGATCTGGTCGAGCTCAAACCAATTCTTCAAGTACTGGCAAAGTTCAGTAAGCATTGCTGCACCTCTTCGATCAGGATACGGTTGCGATGTACAGGCTGTTCGGATTGAACAGGACCGGCATGAACAGACCGGAAGCCTTTGTCCACAGCACTGCAGGATCCCACTCCATCTTCTGTGTAACATAAACAAAAGGAGAACTGGAAGGCTCCTCATTGCTGTAAAATCTCGCGTTGTCGATCTCAGGAGGGTCTCCCCAGAGACCGCGGCCCAGGCGTCCGCCTGGGTTTGTTGCGAAGAATGTCACCTTGTTCTGCGGGAAGTATCTCGCGGTGGTGATGTTGGGGCGGCCGTTGGCGCCGACTGTAGCGCTCTTGCCGTATGTCAGATCATTGGTCAGGATGGTGTTGATGCCGAACTCTTCGGACAGGAACTCCTCCATAACTGTCTTTCTGATCATGGACCCGGCGCCGATGTTGCCGTTGATAGCAGTCTGCAGACCAGCGTTCTGGCGCATCTTGTTGATGTTGGCGTTGCTGGTGTAAATACCGGTGATCGTGACGCCGTTGTTCTTGGCACTGTCAACGATGGTCTGAATCTGGGAGATAATATCCGCGGAAGAGGAAAGATCCAGGGTGAGTGATGTGTTGGCGTTGGGCACGCCGTAGTCAACAGTCAGATTCAGGTTGTTCTCTTTGATCGTCACTTTGCCGGTGGCCAGAAGTTCATTCTTGGCGACCTTGGACCTTGTAACAACCTGATCAGACAGGCGGATGCCGTCTCTGATGATGTAATCATAAAGATCATCATTCTGGACGCCGGAGCGCAGCAGCGTGCGCATTCTTTCGGACTGATTGATTTTTACCTTGATCAGACCCTTCTCGATGTTGTGACGATCGACTGGCACGCGGAAAGTGGTCTTTGCTTCAGTATCAAAGCCGTGGAACTGCGCCATGACGGGGATCTGGAACTCTGCAGCCAGGGACTCCCACTCTGCCACCAGGTTGTCTGTTTTTGTATCATCAATTACCTGATCAACCGGATCATTCGGACGGGTGACGATAGTGCCAACGTCCAGCCAGTCAGTTTTGGGCACAAGGCCAAGAATATCATTTTCCCATGCGATTCTGGGCATAATTCATACCTCCTTCTTAATCCGATCAGTAAGGGCGGGTAACCGCGGTCTCTGTTACGAATGTGAATCCCTTACCCGCCAGCGCCGTCTTTGCTGCGGATGCAAGACGAACGTCCGACCTGGCGTAATAGGTTGTTCCCTGGGTGACTGTGGTATCATCTGTAAGTGTGTATACATAGTTCGGGGACGATCCGCTTCTCTCATACCAGCCTTTTTCTGCGGGATTGTCGCCAGTCTCAGGCGTAACAGAGCTGTAGCTTGCGCCGGTGATGGCAAGCCTGTCCTCGATCACAACACCCTTTGTAACGACTGATCCGGGCATGTTGCCGGTTGTAACATCCACATCCTCATAGACAATTCCGATCGCGTTTCCATCGTTTGTCGGATATGCGGTCCCCATGGGGATATACTTTGCGCCGTCTGCTGCGGTCTGAACAAGTGTGCTGTTCTGTGCCATTTCTCTTGTTTCTCTTACACACTCCTCATGTGCGAGGAAGTAACCGGGAGCGTAAACGGTCCCCTGGTCATTGAGGTTGATAAAACTCATTTATTTACCCTCCTTTGGTGCTGCGCCGTAAAGCGACGCATTGTACTGCTCTGCCAGGATCGCCGCACGGCTCTTTGCCGCGCTTCCTCCGGCAGCCCCGCCACCTGTGCCGGGCGGATTGTATTGCTGTGCTCCGTGGGTCTCTTCTTTTACTGCGAAGCCTTCCCACTGTGTCTTGATGTCATTTTTCAGGTCTTCCTCGTTTTTGAACCGGCCCTTGTCGTCAAGTTCCAGATCATCAACGGATGTGACCTTCATGATCGGATCAACGAACTTGTCAGAAATCCCCTGCTCTTTCAGGAGCTTCCTATATGCTGTCTGTTTGCTGGCTTTTGCCTGCTGTGCCGCGACGTCCGCCTTGTAATCATCAAACTGCCTCTTGATGTTCTCGTACTGTGCTTTGTACGGGTTGTTGGCATTCTGCTCCGCCGCTTCTTTCAGTTCTGCAAGCTCCTGCTGCACTCCGGGAAGCTGTTCCGCCTCTGCCTTATAGCGGTCACGCTCTTCCCTGATCTCGTTGACGGTTTCAGTGTGTGCCTCAAGAATCTGGTCTGCTTTCTCGTCTTCGATTCCGAGTGCTTTTAAAAGTTTCCTGGTTACTGCCATTGATCCTCCTTTTCTTTTGCGTCCGCTGTCAGTGCTTCGACATGCGGAAACCGTCAGTGCTTCGACGGTTGAGTATAAAAAAAGAGCCACTGAACACGTCTGTTCAATGGCTCTGGGCTACTTGGCTCTTGGCTCTATGTCGAGCTGTACTTCTCGCTTACATGTCTTGCAGTAAACGTAGATTTTCCCGTTTCGCATCCGTGCGACCATTTTGCCGCAGGAGCATTTTACCGGAATGCTGCTCTCTTTATTCTGTTTTTGGCTCATTTATTACTCCTGCATTCGATTTTATGATATTGTCAGCCATTTTGCAATGTTCTTTTCATGATATCCAACAACTCGCCTTTGTTGTTCATGATTGCATTCTTTAAGAATCGGTTTGGAGCCATGCGATTCTTTCTTCCTAACAGTTTACTCAAAAAACCGGAAGAGGCACCATCGTGAACATATATCGCATACTCGACATTTGTCCCAATGTAAACGCTTTTTGTCTTTCCGCTGTCTGCGGGAGCCGTTCCACTGTAGGATCCTGGATCCGGCATTTTCCCTGTGTACTTGCTGGGCCTTTCCGCAGAATAACTCGAAATGGCTGCCGGCTTTCCACCAACAGCCCATGTGATGGAGTTTTTCAGCAATCCAGTGTCTATTCTGGACGGGCTCTTCTGAAGTTCACGTGCTGCCATGGTTGCGGCCTGCATTCCGGCAGCGTCAAGGGCTGTTTCCGCTGCTGCTTCTACTGCTGCGATAATTGCGGCAGAGTTGTCGGTGATGTCCACAACACCATTGATTTTCATTTCTTCTTTTTCCTCCTCTTCGTTCCGAGCGGTCTCGCCGGGCCTACGTTCTTTCCGCCCGCGTACTCTTTCCTGTACTGTGCGCTTGCAGCATCGCCCTTCTCTTTCTGCCGCAGGATGGGTTCCGGCTTCTCTTTGGCCTTGAGCCAATCCTCAAAGCTCATGCCAGCCTTCTTTAGCTTGTCAGATTCTTTGATGGTATCGTGCTCGAATCCTTTGACGTATGCCAGAATCGTGCACCGACAGTTCCAGATCATCTGCTGTGGTATGTCAGACACTCCCATAAACTTTCCAATCTGTGCCGGATACATGATCTTTACACCGTCAACCTCGAAGGGCTCTCCGACGTTCCTGCGCTGGCCATGCATCATCCGGTGGGAATGTCGGGTCCTGTTGTCCAGGGTTGCGGACCATTCCAGAGTAATCTGCACTCCGGCTTTCGTGAGCCTGTTGTAAGCGTCGTATCGGCCCGCGTTCTGCGCATTGGTAGACATTGTTCGAGCGTTCCGCACTGCCGCTTTAAACTCGCTTCCAGTCGTTTTCTCCGCAATATCTCTGGCCATATTGGGAATCGATTTCCCCTGCATGATGCTCTGCAGCATTTTGGATTGTATCTGCTGCCGTTCCCACCTTTTAACGGTCCCAGCCATGATCTTTTCCGAAAGCGTTTTTCCTGGCGGAAGGAACAGGTCCGGTCTGTCCCGCACAATGCGGTTTACAGCATCACGGTTGTAGAGAGTCAGTCCGGTGTCGATGTGCGCATCATGCTCTGCATTATAGATAGAGTAGTTAGCATTAAGAGAAAATATTTCCGGCATGTGGCCGGACACAATCTCCTGTGCTATATCGTTAGTGTGCATCAGGTCATCCGCAATTGAATCCTTCATTTTCTCCCAGCGCTTACCTGCAGCCATCTGGCTGTTTCGCCATGCAATGTATTCTTCCTCGGTCCTTTCGCCGTCGTACACCCACTGCCGCCATACTTCATCCTTGTACTGGAATCTCTGGAAGTAGTCGTCGAGTTTATCTCTGATTTCTTTGGCGGCCTTTGTGTATTCCTCCTGCAGCTCTTTCTCAATCTCTTTTATCCGCTCTTCTGTAAGCTCATGTCCAATATCAGCCAAATCTCAACTCCTTGTATCTTGCTGCTTCCTCTTCGAGTCTTTTGGCATCATCCTCTTTCTGCTGTTCCTGTTGTTCATCGTCTGAGACGGATATGCGGGCCATGTCCTCCGCGTCTCTTCGCTTGAGTACATCGTCGGCCTGGTCCCCATCTCCAAGAATATCAAGAACCTTTCTGGTCACAAATTCATCGTCAAGATAGTCTGCGGCGGAAAGAACCACGCCAACCTGCTCCTGCTGGTTGATGATCTTCGACCGGGTAAAGCTGGCCTCGTCGTCAATTCCAAGGACCTTCAAAATTCCATTGATAAAATCAAGAACACAAAATTCATACAGGTTTGCTTTGATATCAATGTTATGGAATGCCGCCTCGATCTGTGCAGTAACAACGGATCCAGATGCAATGTTCCTGGTATCGGCCATCATAAAGTCGTCATAAATATCATCTCTCAAACGGTCCAGAAGCGCCTCACGGCTCGCGTATGGCGTTTCTACACTGTGGGCTTCTGCCGTCTGCCCCTCGCCCATAGCGGCCGCGTGCACCGTCTTGATGCGCTCCACAAACTTCACCAGGTCCATATCACGCATCCCTGCAGCCCCGGTTATGGTCCAGTAGATAAGGCTGGCTTCATCGACCGTGTTTGCAAAGCCGCTGATGATCAGATCATAGCAGTCGATTTTCTCGCGCCTTCCGACCAGCTCCGACTGCTTATTGATTCCGTAAAACGGCACAATCGGAAACGTCGGATAATTGGCACCCTCGTAGTTTTCCACTCCGCCGATAGTGGTCTTTCTCGCTGTGATCTTGTACGGGGTTTTTGGCTCTTTGATGCTTCCGAATCCGTCCTTCCACACAAAGTGTGTGTACCCGTCAAAATCGTACAGAATCGCGTGGAGTGGCTTCAGGTTGGATAACTGCCAGAAGCGGATGCCTGCGCAGAGGGCACTGTTGTCCTCGTCGTACATTGGTACAAACTCTGTAAACCCGAACACCTCGACATGGTCATAGTTCATAAAGCCAAAGGACACAGCGCCAACAAGGGCCCGCTCCCCTGCATACTGCAGCTGCTTATCAAAGTCTTTCCCAAGCCGCTTTTCGGTGTCTGGTTTTCCCCAGGAAACACCATTGCTTAAAAGATACTGGTTTAGGCTTGTGACTGCCTGGAAGAAAAAGTTACTCGACAACTTAAAATTGGCGCTGTAGTTGTCCGGCACAACTTTGCCGCTGACGGTATAAAGCAGCTTCTGATAATCAATGATCGTACGGTCCAGGTGACGGAAGTATTCATCCGCGATTACTGCCATCTCGTACTTGTCAGACCGCTTGTGCTCGTGGATGGCATTCAGGACAAATTGGATCAGTTGTGTTTCGCTGTTGGTCTCCAATACTTCAAGATAATCTTGATACGTGTATTCCATGGCTGGCATTCCCCTTTTTAATACTTGTTCCAGATCGGGTTGTACGGTTCTGGCTCATCTGCTATGTGCATCGTCTTCACGAAGTAGCGCATCGCATCACAGAGGTGGTCTGCTACTTTTACCGGACGATCTTCCTCGGATGAATCATCCCAGACATAGCCCTGCATTTCTTCTATGAGGTGGTTGTTTTTGTCGCTGATCTTTATGTAACCATTCCGCATGGCCCTGGCTGTGCACCGCAGGCCGTCCAGAACATCATTGTTGGCGCTTTGGACCCGGAAGCCCTCACGCCTTGACAGGAGCGTTATAAACGACGCTGCGGACGGGTCAATGATCGTCGGTATTTCAAAGTCGCCATATACTGCACCGCGGGCTGCAGCCCTTATGGTCCACTCTCTGACAGGCCGCACAAAGTCACATATATCGTCTGCATATTCCTGATCTGTTTTCTGCGTTCCCGTGTCCCTGCCGGAATAGTAGTATTCTTTGACTGCGTACCATATGTCTCCATACAGGGCCCACAGGATAGCTCCAAAAGCGTTCAGAGTGCCGTAGTCGATGGACAGCGCCCAATCGTCCGGATCACCCTGCGGAAGCTCTGACACAAGCGCCTCGTCGTGCATCGGATAGATCAGACCTTCTGCCAGTGCCCATAGGCCGAGTATGTACCGGTCATAATAGACAGTACCGTAGTATTCGCGGCAGAGGTTCCTGATCGTGCTCTTTGGTAAGAACGGATTGTCAAATATCGTGTAGCGCTGCACGTACTTGTCAATGTCGTCGCGATCAATGAACTGCTTTAACCAGTGTGTAGGGTACTCCGGGTTGCAGGCCCCGTCGAACTTGCTGTACTCCTTGTCGAGACGGGAGGCAAGCATGACAAATACTTCACGGTTCCACTTGGCGATCTCGTCACCGTAACAGTATTTGATGCTGGCACCCTGAATCTTTGCGACTTGGGACGCTTTCTCGGCTCCCAGGCAGTAAACCGGCACGCCGCACACCTGCGCAATGTTCCGGCTGTTGATCGTTCCGACAAGCCTTGATGTGTAGATTTCCCTCATCGGCTGCAGGACGTTTCTTTCAACTGATTCTTTCGAGACACCCAGGATCACGTTCAGGCCGTCTTTATCGTGTACGGCCCGAAGCCGCTCCGGGATCACGTGCGCAATGTCAACGAAGGACTTGCCCGACCTCACAGCCCCGACTTGCACATTCCATCGGCTATTCGCCTTCCGGATGTACTCTTGTTGTTTCCTGCTGAATAACATCTTCCTCGCTCAAATACTCCAGCTTATCTGCTTCCCCGCTCTCAGCCTGCGCCCTGGCCGTTGCAAGAATGCTCTCGAGCTTATCAATAACAGTGGTGTCCTCGGTCTCTACAACGTCCTTCTGGCCGAGGTAGTTCTTGCCCAGGAAGATCGCCATTGCCGCGGACTTTTCCGATAGCTTGAATTGGTTCCTTCGCAACCGAATCTTTAAACCCATGAGACCGGTCTTTTTAAAATACTCTTTAAAATTCATCTTGTACGTCCGGACGCACCAACGCGACAAGGTGTCAATGTTTGCCGGCTTCCCGTTCTCGTCGCGGAAAAACCAGCATATTTCCTCTTGTGAGCATCCAAGGCTGCAGAGGTCTTCAAAAGCCTTTCTATCAAATTCCTTTTTCGGTCTGCCCCTCGTACCCATTACAGCACCTTCATTTCCTGTGCTACATTACACCTTCGGAGAACTGTGCCGTAAGAATCCCTTCTTTGCGGAACATAAACCCGCTAAAACAAAAGCACTTCTCACCACCGTCGTCCTCGCTCCGCATGTAATACAGCAATTCATTTTCATCATCGTTTATTTGTTTTGCAATCTCTTCCAGGTCTTCACCGTTGTATTCGATTTCTCTGTCGATCTCAACCCCCCCTGCATATAAAAGGCTTAGATTCATTGATTTTTTCATTCTGTGGCGCTCCTCACAAGCTGCGGCTTCTCTCCGGTGAACTCTTCGTAACGATTCAGAATCGCATCAACGTATCGAGGATCCAGTTCCATCACCCTGGCTGTGCGTCCATCCTGCTCGCAGGCAATAACGGTTGTGCCGGACCCGCCGAACATGTCCAGGACAATCTCGTCTTTCCTGCTGCTGTTTTGGATCAGGTAATCGAATAACTTAATCGGTTTCATTGTCGGATGCAGGTCATTCTTCTTTGGCTTTTCACAGTCGATAACTGTGGTCTGTGATCTGTCGCTGTTCCAGAAGTGCGCAGCACCATCCTTCCACATGTAGAGGCAAGGCTCATGCTTCCACTGGTAGTCCTGCCGGCCCATGACAAGCGCGTTCTTGTTCCAGATCAAACACTGGCGGACGGTCCATCCTGCGTCTTTGCAAGCAGCTCGGAAATTGAATCCCTCGCTGTCTGCATGCCAGATGTAAATAGCTCCACCAGGCTTCAAAACCTGGTCCGCGGTCACAAATGCATCTTTCAGAAATTCCCGGAACTTGGTATCCTCCATGTTGTCATTCTGAATCTTTCCCGCGGTCCCTTCGTAGTCAACGTTATAAGGTGGATCCGTCACAATCATGTCCGCCTTGGCTCCGTCCATCAGAAGATCCATATCATCTGCAGACAGGCTGTTTCCGCACATAACACGATGCCGGCCGCACTGGTAAATGTCTCCGAGCTTGCTCTTTGGCTGTTCCGGCAGTTCCAGCTCATAGTCGTCCTCCTGGACTTCTTTACGGTCTCCATCTCCAAGGTCGAGATCGTCGAGATCAAAGCCAAAATCAAACCCATCGAAATCAAGCCCTTCCAGCTCACCGGCCAGCAGATCAATGTCCCATCCGCTGTTCATCGTAGTCTGGTTGTGAACCAGCATGTATTCTCGACGCTGTTCATCTGTTAGGTGGTCCAGGCGGATGATGTCCGCTGTTTTATAACCCAGCTCACGGAGCGCTGTGTACCGGCCATGACCCTCAACAATGACGTTGTTCTCGCCCCATACGGCAATCGGATCATTGTTCCCATACATTTCAATGCTTTTCTTAATCTGTTCAATCTGGTCCCGCGGGTGGAGCTTCGCGTTTTTCTCGTATGGCGTCAGTTTTGTGATATCAACTGTTTCTATCTGCATTTTTCCTCCAACTATCTAAAATTATACTTTAAAACAATAAACTTGCAAACACGGCAAAAGCCCACCACGGATTTCTCCGCGGCAGGCTGTAATTTTTTATGTTATCCATTTGTGATCCGGAAGTGGATGCCCTCAAAAAACAGGCTCAGTCCGTTATCCTCTGGGATGCAGATTGTTTTTTGCTGCGGGTTTCGCAGGCTTGTGTCAGTCCCAGGCATTTCTCTCCACTTGCTTCTCGGAATAAGCAATATCCCGTTTTTATCGGTGTGGAGCCCATGATCAAGCATCCATTCCTGCGCTCTTCCTGTCCACTTCATCAAAACAATCCTTTCGTAAGTGACTCCATCGACACACCCAGGACCCGGCTCGCTCTCACCAGTCCAAACACAGTGATCATCCTCTCGCCGGTGAGCCACCTCTGCAGGGTTTCCTCCCGCACATCCATGTCTTTCGCCAGCTGCGGGAATGTCCACCCGAGGTCAACGGCAGCCGCTGTGATGTTTTTGCCGACAATCTTTGCAAGCGGGTTGATTGTTGTTTTCTCTTTTGCCATTATTCCCTCCACATAATCGGAATGCTTTCATTCCAAAACTTCTCCATCTCGGCCCGGTTCTGCGAGCTTGTCAGGTACTTAAAGAGGTGCGCGTGCCTTTCCTCAATCATGCCGAGTATCCTCTCACACGCTTCCTGAGCCTTCTCCGGTTCCGTTTCCAGGTGAAACCCGCAGTCAACCGTTGTTGAGTTCTCTGCGGTATAGACGCCGGTCCCAACCGTGATCTTCAACCCAACTTCTGAGTACGGGTCAATAACGATGGCGACGTTGTTTTCAAGTGCGAAGTCGATAATATCAAACATGCAGTTCCACCTCCTTGCACATCGTATTCATTGCATCAGCAAATTCCTGTGCGGCCTTGACGGTATCGAAAAAGCCAGGAATCACCTCCATCCCATCAATGAGGCCGTATAAACACACCTGAAACAGATTTGTAAATCCTTCCACCCTTCTCACCTTATACGGCTGATAATTTTTTTCCATTAGATTTTCACCTTTCCTTCCAGGTCAATTCCGAGTTCTTTTGCTGTCTGTTCCGACATAAGCAGCAGGCCGGTTTCCTGATTTGCCATTTTGACGATTTTAAAAATATCATCCTGATTTTCGATAAACAGGTTTTGAATATCGGTGAGAACATCAACGATCCTTTTCTGGCCGAATCCGTATCGCCGGTGAAGTGCTACCGCTAATGCAGAATACATCCATGCGGTGTTCTCTTTTACATTCCGGATGTACCGCTGTTCCTGTCGGCTGAATTGGCTACTGTGACGCTTTTTCATGCTCTTGCTTTTCGGCATTGGTCTCTCCCTTGCAAATATCAGTCACATTTACGATGCATCCGTATTTCTCGCATTTGTATTTTGGAGATTCCGGCAGACCATACATGATGCTGTGATCTATCTGGTTACAATTTGCGCAGTTCATTCTGACTCCTTCATCTTTTGCAGGACTTCGGCGATTTCGGGGAAGCATCTGCCGGTCTTTTTTACGTTTTTAACTTTGTCAGATCCAATGGCACCGTTTGCATAAACAAATTCAAAATACACTGGTCCGACTGCCGTCACAACCGCCTTCCCAGAAGCCGCTATCACTTCATCCCCGATCTGTATCTGCTCTTCCTGCTCGTAGGCTTTCAGCTTCTCGATGGCTTCAGATGCGGTGTGCTTCTCCAGAATACTATACATATATTCTGAGCCGAATACCTTTCTTCGATCCACGGTAGAAAGAGCTACAACTTTCCTCGCCGCCTCCCATGCGTCGGAAAGACCACGCTGATAGTATTCGTCCTCCTCCAACTTGATTTTATTTTTCCCCGCCTTCTGTACTTCAATAAGCAGGGAATTGCGCCCTTCCTCGTACGCCTCACACTTGACCTGCTCAAGATCGGGCTGTCTGAGTTTCTGCCTGACCTCCTCCGCTTCACGCCCCGCTTTGTACCCGTCATTGTAGGCGTCGGATTTGACCTGCTCAAGATCGGGTTCGGTGTAGGGTCTCAGGCCTTCTTCCGGTATCAGTTCTACAGAAATTTGCTTCTCTTGCGTCAGCCCAAACGCCATAATTCCTTTAAACTCGCTCTGGCAATCGTCAAGCAACTCAATTATGTATTTCTTTCCCATTCTTCTCACCTCACTTAATCATGCTTGTGATTTCCTTAACTGCCGATGCTGTTGGCGATGCGATCCATCCGATAAGGTCTGTTGCACTGACGATTGCAAAACAGATCAGAACCAGCAGTGCGATTCCGGGTATAATATTTGTCATGAAAATACCAAGTGCTTTGTATTCCCAATCCGCATCTTCATCGCTGAGACACCACTTTACCAACTTCACGACTATGACAGCCATAACAACCGCCAGAATCGTATGCACCACTGTCAAAAAGCATAACCTTGCAATATTGTATTTTGCAAGTTCTGGCACAAGTACGCTTGCCGCTACTCCCAACTTCTCACAAAGTGTATTGATGATTTCAGTTACTTCTTTACTCATGCTCTCACTCCTTCCCGCTCCAACACGGCAACTGCACCATTGCTATTTTCATTGCAACCTGCATTGTTTTACACCATTCTCTCAAATCGCCATATTCAATCTGACTGCATATCACAGCAGGATTAATAGCAAAAATTAAATCGTTTAAACGCTTTGCCGCTTCGTCCTTTTTCGGTGGAAACCAACACTTCTGCTCCAATTCCTGTCTGATGATTTCTTCATCATCCATGCCGTCCTCGACAAGTCTTTTTGCGACTTTCACGGCATCATCAAGATTCAACAACATCCTGCTCACTCCTTCTTCTCGCTGTCCATCTTTGCTCCGCAGTTGGGGCAATACTTGCACTCCGAAAGTCTCCAATCATGAATCACATGCTCGCACCGACTGCATCTGATTGTGATTCCGCTGTACCGCTCCCATCTTGCATGCCTCACAGGAATAACATCTGCGGCGGGTAATTGCCTGACAGCTTCCATTGCTTTTTCAACCTCCCATGTATCGCCGCATACAGATTGAGTCATTGCATCTTCGGCCGCCTGCCTGCTGATATAATCACTCATTTTCTTCCTCCGCTTCATCCTCTTCCTCTGTATCGTACTTCGGATAGCCAATTGAGTTGGCGATTCTCGAGAACGCCATTGTTACGGCGTCTGCCAGTGTACGACTTGCACGCAGGTCTTCTGCTGTGGCTTCGATTTCGGTGATTGTGATTTTCATGATTCTTCCTCCGTGTATGGTTCGCCGATGGGTTTCCACGCAGTAACCTCAACATCGGGGTATGCTTTTACATAATCTTCCAAAAGCCACTCACCGAAAAATCTGTCGTGCGCATCGTCCCACTCAAGCCCCGGCTCGTATTCTGCATCTCCGATAAACCGTTTACCTGGGGCGCTTGATGTTTTCCATGTGATCCTGTATTCGCCGTATTCTTCCGGCAGTCTCTCCGTCACTGGAATCCACCTGTACTGTTCCTGCTTTTCCAGTGCGGGCAATGACAACAGCCTTGTAACGTCTTTTTCAGTGTGTCCGTCCCAATGTTTGCTACGCTTTAACTCCACACAATCAAACAGGCTGTAATAATTATCCTCGTAATGGTATGTATAACTCCCTTCCGGCGTATCAACACCAACGATGAACCACCCACCACCAAAGCACAGTTCTCCATCTTCATGCCGCAAGGACTTCCACGCCCTGTCACGGTTCTGCTTTACTATCGTTGCAAACAGCATCATCCGCTGATAATAAAGCTGATTAAAAGTGTGGAATCCGTCAGACAAGTCTCCAATGTCTTTTATTCCTGCCACTTCGCAGATTGCCTTTTCTCTTGCTCTCATTTCATCTGTCATCCTATCCCTCCATCGTGTCAGCTAAAATCCTCGTCAGAAAATCTGTAACCGTCAATGTTCTTCGAATACGTGAAATTGTCTGGATTTTTGAGTGCATAAGGGTCTTTCTGTTTTCTTTCTACCATCTCCACAAAATCATCCAGTGAGATAATTTCATCGTACTCGTCGATAATGACATACTCTTTAGAATCAACCGTGTACTTCTTGAGCCATTCTTTTACCTGATTGAATGTATTCCATACAATCGGCGGCTCGAACCACTTTTCATTCTGTGTCTGAAAGCAAAAGAACCATCCTGCAGATGATTTGCCTATATGCACAGGAGATTGAGTTGTCGGTCTGTTTCTGACAACATAGTAATTAGTTCCCATTCTGCCCCTCTTCCTTTCCCTTTATCACCACGCATGTTAGTTTTTTGAGTTTGCTGTGGCTTCTAAAATCGGTCACAAGATTATACTTTTTGCACTCAGCAAGTCCCCAATTATACTCTGACTCATATTCGCATCGTATGTTGAAGTGTTCGCAGTCTATGCACTTCATTCCTATCCCTCCATCATGGCGGCTGTTTCTTAAATCGCATTTATTATTCCTATCACGGCCCTGCGGCTGACACAGTCGCCGTCCCGAAACCCGTCATAATCCATCATCTTTGTGATTTTATCGATTGTGTACTGCTTGTTGATCAGCTCGCCGCGGTCCACCGCTTCCAAAAGCTGTATGCACTTTTCGTATATTTCCTTTGATTTGCCGCCAACTTCTTTTCCGTGTACGGCTGTATATAACATCATTGCTTCGCGCAGCTCTTGAGCCATCTCGCTGTTTGTCATTTTGGCCTCCCATCACAACTGCCAATCAATCCAGCCGTATGGCCAGCACTGCATTCCGGTGTCCTTCCATTTGCCGTTAACAAGCCTCTGCCACCGCTGCGTTCTTGCGTTGAACCGATCATCACTCCCTGGTATCTTGATATAATGCACTGATGTCCTTCCGCGGAACAGCTTTATAAATTTGGTGCTCTTTGTAAGTTTTGCTCCGGAATCAATGAAATAGTACATTCTCCCGTTGCGCACTCTGTAAGTGTTTCTTGCAACCGCTCCCTTTGGGTACATCACAGATTTTGATTTGTGTCCGTAATACCACTTCCCGTGATATTTAAACCAGCCGGTCTGCAGGCGGCCGTGTTTGTAAATATAAATATTCCCCTGTGCATCTTGCGTCTTGCCGTTGCGGAGCGTTCTGGCCTCTGCAATCATACAAACCATCAGCACAGCCATAACAAACGCCATAACCGTTGCAATGATAAAAGACGCCTTTCTCGTTTGAATTGTCCTCATATCAAATTCTCCTTGTTTACCCAGATCAGAAGTACCATCCACGCCAGTGCCGGCAGGATCATCAGTGTAGGAATAATGATGTTTGCGCTGTCCAGGGCCGAACCCCCGACTGCAATTGCTATTAAAGCCAATATGGTTATTGCCCTGACAATGATTTTCATGTTTCTCCTTTCTGGAGCGCTGCCGCCAAGCGCTCCGCACGGTTATCAGTTACTAAAACAAATGCAATTTGGGTTATTCACAAATAAGTCCACATCCCAGGACAGTGAGGAAAACACCCTCCTTTCTATGTGTTAGTTAATTTATTGTTATGGCGGCATTGGTTTGCTCTATTATCGGCCCGTTGAGCCGAAGCCGTTGTCGCCGCGTTCACCTCCGGTGATCTTGTCCACCTGTTCAAATTCCGGTGTATCTATCTTTGTAAAGACAATCTGCGCGATTTTGTCGCCGGCAGAAAACTTCACGATCTGGTTTGAGAGGTTGAAAAGGAATACATGCACGCTTCCGCTGAAGCCGCGGTCCACTGTCCCATCCGTAAGAAGGCCGTAATTTTTCATGAGTCCCGATTTGCTTCTCACTTCCATCATGTAACCTTCCGGAACTTCGACGTGCACTCCGGTGTCGATGCCTTTGTATTCGCCTGGCCAAAGGGTGAAGCCGTAAGGTGTCCGAAGATCAGCGCCAGCATCATCTTTGTGTTCCCTGACCGGCATATATGCACCTTTATCAAGTTGTACTTTTATGGGTTTCATATCCGTATTCACTCTTCATCAAGTCCTTTCCAGTCCTCTGCGACAATCATCAGCATCTTTGCCATCTGCAATACGTCTGATTTTGATGCTGTTGCAGGAATGTTTACCCTGATTTCCCCGCCGCACACTCCGGCAGGAAATCTATAATATTTGACTGGTGCAAATTCCTTTTCTCTTTTTTCACCCATATCATCCTCCTATCATGTTGTACCGTTTCCGTACCGCTTCTCTGCTTTTTCCGATTTGATCACCAATCTCTTTGTAAGATTTCCCCTGCGCACGCATCTCTCTGATAACTGCATCCTGGGCCGTGGTATAACCACCGTATTGGAACTCACGTCCAAATTTCTGCTCTTTGCGCAGCTTGTCAATTTTCTGCTTCATTGCGCTTTTGGATTTCCCCACGATTTTACCGATATCCGCATACGTCATGCCTTGCTTATACAAATCGATAATCCGTTTCTCTTGCTCCGGAGTATACCCTTTTGATTTAGCTTTAGCGGCTCCACCTCTGCGTCTGCTTTCTGCAGCCTTTTCCTGGTTAACGCTGAAATTAAGTGCTTCCCACGGAATATCGACCTTTTCCGGAACACTAACACTTCTTGTGGTAGGTAAAGGCGGAGACGGAAGTTTCCGCGGATCAACCTTTAACTTTGCTTTCATTGTTCCGCTCCGTTTTCCTCCCATTCCCGTCTGATCTTGTCGCAGAGGAAGAGGATCCTTTTTTTATCGTCCTCGTTGATCGAGTCAATTTCCCGGTCTCCAAAGCACTCCTGCAGGAAGTCCCTGGCGTCGTCCGCGTCCTTTTGCGCAAACTCCGCTTTAAACACCGTGCCGTAAAAATCGTTCTGAAGATCGATGATTTCTTTTACTCCGCCGCGCATGTATCCGCTGAAAACCCTGTATCCCATGTGCAGGCAGTTATCAAACGGACTCTCTTGCTTCTCGTCGGCCATGTCCGCCAGCTGCAGGCAAATGGAAATAAACCGGTAAAGATTTCTAAAGTGTTGCTTACTCGCTGTTTCTTTGCTCATGTTCTTCCTCCCGCGGGTCGCAGTTATATCCGTACACGTCGACGTTCGGTACAAACTCATAAAAGCATCCATCGCGCCGCGTGTCTCCGGTGCTGCAACCATCTCCGTTTTGCAGGTTGTAATAGTGAAGATGTCCGTCTTCCCCGATTGTGAGCTGATCGTGCTGATTGTCGCCTACTCGGTGGATTTCTCCGCTCCACTTATCGCGGACGTATATATCTGTTAAGCTGCTCATTTCTCCCCCTTATATGGTTCTCCGATCGGCTTCCAGGCAATGATCTCGATTGCACCATCCACTTCATCAGCCATGCAGCTTTCGCCGTATTCATCGAGAAGGTCCTGACAAACCGATGAATACCACCACCATTTTCCTTTGTGATAGTGTGCGCAGGCTGTGAACCTCTTGCCTTTAATATCCGCGTAATATAGTTCTGGATCATTGTTTGTCCAGGTGACGTTTACCGGATCATTCGTCTCCGGCAGCCCTTTTGAGACCGGAGTCCAGTCCTGCTCTTCCAGTGCTGCGGCCGCCGTTTGAAACATCTTCCTGGCTCCTGCCATCGTCACGTTTTGCGCCCTGCACTTAAGCCACTCAATTACAGCCCTGATTGTCGGCTTATCCGGCACCCGGATCAGTTCCAGCTCTTTCGCATCTTCGATCCCCATAAGCTCATCGGCAGTGCAGTCCAGCTCCTTGGCCATCTGGAAGATCAGAGGCGCCTTTGGCATCCTCCTGCCGGCGATGTACCTGCACAGCTCCACGGTGGTGATTTTGAGCCGGTCCGCAAGCTCAAATGTCGTGAGGTTCTTTTCTTCCATTTTCTTTTTGATGTTCTCTCCGAGAACGTTGTTGTTACTCTCCATTAACCTTTATCCCTCTCTTTTCCATGTACTCTTGCATGGCCCGGTACATAACGGTCACTTCGTAGCTGTCGACGTTCAGGATCGTCCGCGGGCCGTTTTCCAGGCGCCAGCCCGCGCCGTTGAGCTTTCGCATTACCGATTCGCAGACGTTCGGCAGGCCGTCACCGAGGTTCCAGTCTTTGTCTTTATTCATCCGGATCCTCCTGGCATCAACATATCGATTACTTTTTTCTTAAAGTCTTCTGACAATTCAAACTTCCAAAGATGCACATATCCGCATCTATCGCAGTGCTGCAGAGTTTTACCAAACTCTATAAATCCCTTTTCTTTGTACTTCCCCATCCTGTTTCTTTTCCCGCAGTGCGGGCACGTCCATGTTTTGGGAAGTCCTTTGTCTTTTAGAATGGTCTCGTCAATGCTTACCATGTTTACTCCTTAAAGTCACCCGCTGCCGTTTTCAGCTTCATCAGCTCGTCAAAGCATCGGTCAAGCGCGTCCCGGTATTCCAGCATCTGTTTGTTGTTGACAAACGATATGAACATGGCCGGACGGCTCAGCTCGCCCTCATTGCCGAACTTGAAGAACCAACTCTTGTATGATCCGTCAGGTCCCATGACAAGCTGATCCAGCGCGTCTTTAAAAGGCATGTCCGGAACCGGGTTGAATCTGTCGTATCCGTCACACCATGCGCTTGCGGTCTCCACAATGGGCTTCCCGAAGTTTTCACTCTCCTGATTTGTGCAGCGGTAACAACATCCGTCTGTTTGCGTATCCGCTATGACATATTTGCAGACCCGGCAGGTCTTATCTTTGTTGTTCATGCTCTCAGCCTTTCCCGTAGCTTTTTCATGTGATCCGCTGGCGCCGACACCGTTTCCCGTTTTTCTGTGTCTGCTTCGATGGCTTTCTGTGTACCGGCCATTGTTTCAATCGTCGGCAGCGGCTTCTTTCGAAGGCCGTCCGGTACTGACTGCTCGATGCGGTCACGCTTCTGGATTACTTCGTACCGCTTGAGGAACATTGGCCTCTGCACCGATTCCAAGGATCCTGTCTCGGTGTTTCCCCAGGCTCGGAAAGTGGCGTATCCTCCGACGCACTGTTTTGTGATCTCCGGCAGGTTATTCCACACCTGCTCTGATTCCGGTGCGTAGGAATACCGCAGTGCCCGAAGGAGCTGGTCCCATGCCTGCGATGCAAGCGTGTCCAGGGCTTTTTCCATGTCCTGAACGTATGCCCGCAAGTCTGCGATTGTTGGCGCGTACCGGTTTGTCATGATGTAGTTGAGCGAGGCACGGTGCAGTGTCGGATATGGGATATCCTGCAAAGCCGAGTACCACAAGTTGAAAGTGTATTCATCCGGAATAAATTTGCTGGTCGGGTATGCTGCTGTCAGTCCCCGGATGATCGTCCGGAAATCCTCCATACTGATTCTGTTGTTCAAATTGTTTCCCCCAATTCCCTATATCGATAAGTTTCTGTGTGTGCGGGTTAATCTTCTGGGCCTGCTGTCTGTCGAGTCGGTCGAAGAATATCCCCTGCCAGCCGTTTCTGATTGATTCCTCGATCAGTTTCACAATGGCGTCGGTGTCGTGTCTCTGTTCCTGTTGGAAGGTTTCTTTTACCAGGATCCGAAGACTGCTCTCTGGGTATGGCTTTTTGATCTCTTCCCTGTATTGGAGAAATTCAATCAGCTTTTCTTTTACGGGGAGTGAGCAGTTGGAGTTTTGAATGATCTCCATTCCCCCCATACCCCCCTTAACAGATACAGTATCAGTAACAGTAACAGTATCAGTAACAGGAACAGATGTATCAATACAAGTTGTATCGATACCGTATCCAGCGTTTTCTCCGTTCGCCAGCCTGGTTAGATACCCTTTGAAATTCGGATTCTTTACCTTTTCGATTTCTCTCAGCAAAGCCTTCTTGAACTTCGGTGATTCGGTCCAATTGTATTTATGCCAATTCAGCAGCAGGATTTCCTTTGTCTCTTTCGAGTGTCGGATAACATTGTGGATAGAAATAAATCTTTCGATCAGTCTGTTGCAGGTATCCTGACTGTAACCAAGCTCCAGGGCCATCTGCTTTGTGCTTATCTCGTAACAGCCAGATAAACTGGTGTGCGGGTTTGTGAACAGGTACAAATAAAAATATCTGTCCTCTGGCGTGAAGTCGTCGGTCACTTTGGAATCAGACCAGAAGCTGATCGACACTGTTCTGTAGATTGCCATCACGTCTCCTTGATTCTGATACCGTATCGATACAGTAATAATTTTCTTTTGATAATGTATTCCTT